CAACAATGCAGTAGCACCAATACCAAGTTTGGTTAGCATTCCTAGTTTGCTGCCAACACCCATACTTGCTATTTCAGCGGCTTGTAATGCTTTGGTTAATGAAACAACTGCTGACACAATTTCAATAATTTGTGCAACTTTACTAACTGCAAATGCTGTAGCGATTGCAATGCCAAGAGTTTTTACAACTGTCTCTGCTTGTTCTGCTGTTAATTTAAAGTTATCTACTTCTCCAATCAATGGAGTTAGTAATCTGATTGCAGCCATTTGCAATTCACGGAAACTTGATTGAAGATTGTCAACTACATCAGCCGCTTTCTTCATTTCTTCTTGCAGTTTTGTAATGTCTTTAGTGGCTAATGCTTCTTCTAATGCTTTAGGATCAACACCTTTGATTGCTTTACCAAACACATCTACTGCTAATGCTGTTCGTGTTGCACCGGCTTGCATGTCACCAAGATTGTTGATAGCCTTTTGTAGTAACTCTTGTTCGCTTAGTCTGCTTAAGTCACTTAATTGAATGCCTACTTTGGCTAATGCATCTTGTGCTTTCTCACTACCTTTAGCAGCCTCATCTAATGTACCAAAGAATACACCAATAATCTTACCTGCATCTTCAAAATTACCACCGGCTTCTTCAATACTACGTGACAACGCAGTAACATAACCAATACTTAATCCTGTGGCTTTTGCCAAGTCATCCATAGCATCAGCCATTCTGAATGCGCTAGTAATGAACGAGGCAAAACCTATACCAGCAAGAGTAGCACCCAAGCCACTAACACTATTTCTTAGTGTATCAACTGCTTGTTGTCCTTCAACTGATAATTTAATTTTATATTGGTCTATTCCTGTTGCCATAATTATTCCTTATTTCATCACAATGCCTGTTTTTTTGAAAACAAAATTGCGTATGTGGTCAATAGTTGGCTGTACCATACCTTTACCGCGAGTTTGTTTACTATAATTATCTTCTAATCTTTGAGCATAGGGATAATTGGCTTCGATATCAGTATTATTCAATCTTGTTTTTCTACGTGCGTTACCACTACGAACAGGCGTAACACTGACAAATTTCTTGTGAGCCTCAACAGCAATCGTTCTACTGTTTAATGTACCCAAGACTTTATTTAATCTATCAGTTATGTTTGACACGTGCTTGCTCCATAATGTTCTTTAACTCATCACCAGACAGTTGATATACTGATGGATCGACTAGTTTGCCACTAGATTTTTGTTGCATGTATTTTTCATATGTCGCAAGCACATCAGTTACCATAAGGTCGTAAGTAGTGGCTCGGCTAGCAACTTCACTTGGAAGTAAACCATATGCTTCTGCCATTCTACCTACAGTAATCATTTCTGCGGTTCTCCAACTGTTGGTGTCGATGACTTGCGTTGTGACTTTCCCAAGATATCACCAATCTTTTGAATTGCTGCCGTAGCGATATCAATTGGTAAATCTTCATCGTCTGCTAATACAGGAGTACCTTCACTTGAAAGAATCATTTTACGCATGATTTTCTCTAAGTTGCCAAATTGATTTTCGCTTCTAGCATCGTAGAAGTCAAAATAGGCTGTTAGACTTACTGTGTCGTATGTATAGAATGTGATTGTCTCACCATACTTTTCAACTAGTGTAGGTTCATCAAGTATGATTTCTACTAGTTTTGGTTTTGTTGCGAGTTCTTTAATGTTCATTTGTTAATCCTTTAATTTGTTAATGATATTGTATTTAGTCTTATCTTTCATCCCTATCCTCTATCATTTGATTGATGAGTGCGATGCGAAAACTACTTTTTGCTTTTAACTGCTTAACTGTATTCATTACGTCATTAAGCATTGCGGCACCTTTTGCTTCATCAGCAATTAATGCGGCTAGTCGTTCTTCTGTTGTCTTAATCCATACTTGATTTGTTGGGCTTGAGTGGTCTTTGTTCATTTGTTTACCTTTAAAAAAATAGGGGCACTAAGACCCCTATATTATTCATTACTGAATATATTAGCCTGTTGAACTGGTTGTCATTGTACCATCAACTGCGATAGTTAATGGTGTGACCCATACAGGTGCATCTGGGCTAGTTGTTGGTGCTAGACTTGTGATAAATCCTTCACCTTCAGTAACTCGGTCTGAACCTGCTGTTTGACCAGCCCAATAGATTGTAAATGAAATCGGTGTCTTGTTAACAGACAAACTAGAAATACCTAGATACACTGCTGTGTTAGCAGTAGCACTAGAGTTTCCAAAGTATGCTGTGTCATCAATAACGACATTTGTGCTGATTTCATTATCTGCTGGTGTTGATAACTTGCGTGTGTCAACATCAGAGAATGTAGTATAAGAATATACACCAGTACTGTTAGTAATTGTCAAATCCTGAATGAACGGGATTGTTAAGTTACCACCTGCTGTTGCTGTTTCTAATACTATTACTGGTTGTGTACCAGTTGTGTTAGTAGTAATGCGAGCCATAATATTATCTCCTTGTTTGTTATTGGAACTCTAATCTTTTTAATTGAAATGTCCAGGTATGCTTTTCGCTTTGTGGTCCATAAACTAATTCTTGTGCAAAATCTCTTTCGTAATAACCATCCATTAATTGATAGGTTGCACCATTCATTGTATAACTTACCAATGAACTAATGTAACCATTGATTTCAACTTGATGAGGGTCATCTTGGAAACTAATATAAAGAATTTTGATTTGATCGGTTGCAACATAAATGTTACCACCCATACTCAATGCTAATTTATATGGTTCTCTGCTAACGGTATGAATATCGCTAACATAAATTCCATATCTAACAACATCGTCATCACTAGGGAAATCTTCAAATACTTCTATTAACCAAGACTTAGGTATTAACTGCTGTATAGAAGTTACTACTTGTCCTGGAGTAATTAATGGTATAGCCATTAGAAGTATCTCCGATCATTATTGAAATAATCAACGTCAGCAGTCCAGTTTTCCTCTAATTTTGTTATTGGAAGTCCATCACCGTATAGGTCATAGAAGTTCATCAACTGTAATGCTTTTTCCCACTCACTATCAAATCGTTTCTTAGCAAATTCATAGTTATTAATATCTACTTCATTCAAGTTCGCAACATCAGTAACTAATGTTTCGTAAAATGTTAATGTAGCATGATATACATCTAATCTAACAAGCGTCTGGTCAGACTTGACTAACTTGTTAGGATCAAATGCAGTAACTAATTGACCTTGACTATTATTCTTATAATATGTTGAACCAAAGACTGTATCACAATATTTGTTCCACCATCCAAACTCTAACTTGTAGAGAATTTCCTGTGAACCAACTGCGAAATAGTCGTCCCAAGTAACATTTAAACTGGCAGCCCTACGCTCCGCAGCGGGATCATAGAATCTAATATCAGATACAGTTGCATTGCTTATTCGTTGAAATGGGACAGACATTTTTACTCCTGGTAATTAATTAATTGATTAGTCTTGGACGATATTGATAGCACCACCGCGACGCTTGTCGCCTACACCAGCACCGAAGTAACCCATGCCAGTTAGCCATTGTTGCAAACCACCTGGCTTCTCACCAGTTTTGATTTGTAGACCTTCTTTGATAACTGTGAAGATTGCACTGTCACCGAAGTATGCACCGACCAAACAAGGTGTTGTTGCTGTACCGTCAATTGTACGACTTGCACTTGGCAAGAATGTAGTTGCCATTACTTGACATCCATAGATGTTCTCAATGCGACCTGTAGATAGCAATTCGTTACCTAATGCAGATAGATTAGAACCACCTGATTGAGATACTGCGCCACCTGTCAATTCGCTTAACAAACGATTCAATGTTGAACCGATAACACCGTCATTACCGTTGCTATCAACGATGATAACAGGGTTGCCAGGCATACGTGCAACTTTGAAGTTTTGCTTGATGTTACGAACCATTGCAAGAACAGTGTTAGATGTAAAACCTGCTGTTGGGCTAGATGGAGTAACTCCGCTTGGAACTAGTTCCATAGCGCCTAATTGCAATACACGTGCAAAACCATCTGCTGGTGTTGTAGCATAGTTTGTGTTTCCTGGTGTTACCTTGAATGCCAAGAATGCTGCGGCGACACGTTGGTCAACCTTTTCAGCAAAACTCTCACCAAGTTCAGCACCTAGTGTAGCAGCCAATTGGAAACTTGTTGTCCATGAATAGAACACATCAAATGCAGTTGCGGCAACTGCTGGAGTTGCTGTAACACTACCTTGACCCAATGCTGGATTCTGCTCATC